CTTTTGGCTTTTAGTTATAGATCCACTAGCTGTAAGTAAAGTCTGAAATGCTGGGCGTAATTCATCATCTAAAACGCCATACATTTTCTGTAGATTGGCTATGTAGTATTCAACGTCTGGGCTAGAAAATGCGTAGCCTGTATTCTTTAATTGTAACTCTAAAGACTTTGCGGCGGCCTCATCTTTAATAAATGCGTTAATTGCCTTCTTGCTAAAATTAACTAAAGCCGCAGCTGATAATGCTATGCCAAATGTTCTGCCTAAACTTTTTACACTTTTCTCAAATGATTTAATTTGCTTCTGCCCTTTAGTAAGAGCCTTACCATTAAAGGTAGCAATTGCGGAGACGACTACGTTGGCCATTATGCTGCCTTCTTTTTAATTTGTGTAGATTTATTAAATTTAGTTGCACTAGCATTGATTGCATCTAAAATGACTTTATAAACCTTATCGCTGTCCTGTGCCCATGCCTTGTAAATTAAACGGCCTTTAGTTTTACGGCTGCTTCCACCAGGCATACCTTTAATTCTTTTCTGGCTAGTTAATGGGCCCATGGCTGTAACAAATTGATACCCGGCAAATGGATTATTAGAATCATAAGAATCGGTAGATCTTGATTTGCTTCTACCCCTAGAATCTTTTAATGCAACTGTGCCACCGCCTTCGTGAATGGAAGTAAATGGGGCGCGACCCTGTGGGTTTAATCTACCGGCTGTCTCATATATTCTACCGGCAGCACTGACGTTGTAAACATAATTGCTTACCTTAAATCCATTTTTAAACACTGCATTTTCTTGGTCGCTATAATCTATTAAACTTCTTATATGGCTAGGATCATATTTAGGAAATGGTTTATATCCAATACCAGGTGAGGTTTCTTTAGACCACCCAGATAATACTTTATTAGGTACTAACCTTCTAGCTTGGTCTCTAACTGCAAGCATGGCAGGTTTAATAGCAACCCTAATTTTTGCATGCATATCTTCATTTATAAAACTAAGGCCACGCAAAACATCTTCAATACCGACGATTTCTACCGGCTTTGTTTGCATTTCTAATCTCCTTAGCTCTATCAGATAAGACTTGAAATATTGCTTTAAGCATTTCACTGTCCATATCTATAAACTCTTTAGGCGCGATCCCGGTTTCTACCGAAAGGTTTGCGATCGTGTATAGAAACGAGTCACGCCGTATTAGTTTTTTTCTTCATCCAATACTTCAACAGTTTCTAAACTGTCAATAAACTCTAATCCAAATGTAGGTACTACGACATTGGCTCTACGCAAACACTCATGGGCCAAGAAATAGATCTCGGTCTGACGTTCGTGATCGCGTAGAACCTTGCTAATACCTGAGCCATATTTCAATTCAAAGCAATATTCGACACCCGGCGTAATTTTGTGCTCTGAAACTTCGCCGTTAGCCCTTGTTATCTTTAGCTTTGCCATTATTACTCCTTATGAAGTAGCAACAGTGATTATACTGTTACAAGTAAGCGTCAAACTTTGAGAACTTATGTCACCAACAGCACCATTTACCTGAGTTAAATTATTGATTAAAACAGTAGTGGAATATGATGGATTGGTAGCTGATACGGCAGCTGATGTTTGTTTAATTAAAATTGGTACAGTAGTTCCGTAAGCAGCCTTTAAAGTCTGGTTTACAGATGCTGACGCTGTATCATTTAGGAAGTCTAGAGTAATCGTGCTTGTCTCTAATCCTTTAGCATATTTCTGTGCGCTATCGCCCATCGCTGTTATAGTCAATTCTTCAAAGGCTTGATTAACAGTTATTGCAGTCAGATGATCGCTCAGATCCACACTATTTAAAACGCATGAAACTCCGTTATTTAAATATACGGCCATGATTACTCCTTGTCTTTCTCTTTAGTAGTTGCAGGTGTTGGTGCTTGTTCAACTTGGCCTATCTTAATTAAGAAGGCTTTTTCTTCTTCGGTTAGTGCCATTGTTTAACTCCAGCTCGTTAGGATTGAAACGGTTATATCACTTGTTAATAGATCTCCACTTGCCACACTTGCGATAGCTGGAGCGGACACGCTAGTAACACTAATTGATAGACTTGATGATGCCAGTTTATTAAACACTGCAACGATCATGGTTTCAATATTTGATAGGTCGGATTGATTATTTAATGATGGTACTGCCATTAGAATTTTAAAATTAGCCATAGGTGATACTGTTGAGTAGTCACCATTGGACGGTACTAAATATGGATCACTAGGTGTAATTACAACGCTGTTAGGTATAAGTGTGGCTGGTGGGAATGAAAATATATTCCATACGCCAGTGTTAGTTAGATCACTTGCAAGTGTTGATCTAAGTGTAGTAATTGCAGCTGTCATTAACCGACCATTGTATTAGGACTAGAGTAGGGTGCGATGAGACCTCGTACTCTGTTTATAAGCTGGTAGCCCATGGCGTAACGGTTAGGGCTCATGCCATCCATACCGTTGCCCCCGTTCTGAGACACTTGACGTGCTTGGAAAATGTCCACAGCAATAATCATTGCAGCTTGATTTATACTTGGCACAGTATTGTATGCAGCTGTTTTATACCCTGGTCCAGTTGCGCTGCCGTATGGCAGGATGCGATGGAATGGATCATCACTAGCTGTCTTTGCAAATTGAATAACTTGAAAACCATTAGGGTATGAGCTAAATGCGTAAGCACTCCAAAATGCAGTTGTCATTGATGTTGGTACGGTGCTACCAGGATATGAACCTGTAAGAGTATATGTGCCATTATATGTTGAACCGGCGGCGGATATGGTCACGCTCTGCCCAGTTACAAATATGCCAGGATTTGCTAATACAACAGTAGCAACGTTATTGCTAAGGCTTGCACCTGCTACTGGTGCTGTGTTAAACCATAAATAAGAATTAAGAAGGTCCTCACTAGTTTGACAAATTGATTCTAAATCGGCATCGGAGTAGAGCGTGCCTATACCAAGATTAGATCTTAGTTGAGCAACAGTTACATAACTTGCGGTCATCTCTACTCCTTTGCTAATAGCTCCGTAGGGCTAGGGCTACTAAACCCTACGGATTACTGAATTAATCTAACTTATCAGGTTAGGTTGTAGCGTTGTAATCCACCAGCAACAAGTGTCTTAGTTGCAAAGTATCCGTAAAGAAGTACGGAGATCTCACCAGTTGCCACTACGTTAACTGAAAGAGTTAACTTAGGTGACTCGTAGATGCAGATTGCAGATGGTGTAACAATAAATGCAGAGTCATCAATATTAGTTGAGACCATGTACGGGTCAACATATAAATCCAAGCCCATTACAGAACCGCGTAATGATGTTGGTGTTGATTGACCAGATGCGTTCATTGGCTGTGATGCAGTAAAGATTGGTCGGCCAGTTGTATCTAATGCGCCGATCAAAGATGACCAAACAGAAGTACCAGCGATAAATGCGTTAGCAAGTTGTCCGGTCGCTGCAAATACAGCTGGGGCAGCTTGTGCTACATATGCTTGGTATCCTGCAATTGTTGCAGCTTGTGTTGATGATTGTGTACCACCAGAAACAATTTCTGCAATTACAGCTGAGTCAGATGCTTTAGCATAAGCTCTTAAACAATTCTCATACATCGCTGCATAGAATGATGGGTCAGATCTGTCTAAAAGCTCGGTACTCATCGTTTGGGTGCCGGCCAGTTTAACCACTGTGGCATTTACATAGGAGCTGACAACCTGTGTAGCGGCAGTAGATCCACCCTCTGCAACAGTTGAAATTGTCGCATTAGTTGTAATCTTAGGATGAGCAATTGTCATACCTGATGGAGATAGCGCACGTGCGCCACCTAGTGCATCAATTGTAGGACGTACCATTAATGAAGTGTCAATTACAGAAGGGCTGTACTGCACAGGACTAAATGCTGGGTTTGTTGTAAATGAATCATTAGCTGCTTCGATCTTTAGAGCTGCGGCATCTGCTGCCTTTACCCATAGACCTGACTCATGGTTACCCATTGTGGCTTTAACAGTGTGCTCTAAATATTGAGCTTGTGTTTTAATTGGTGAGCGTGGCTCTGTATAAAATGCAGCACTTATTGTAGGGCGTGCGGCTTCTACTGGAGCAACCTCTGCCGGTGTTACAGTTGGCTCTGGAGTTGTATCCAAGATAGCCTCACTTTCCGTAGTAGTTGGTGTTGCATCTGCTTCGCTTTCGCTTGCAGCAACTTTAGTTACTTTTGCATCTTCGCCAAATGCGGCGGATTCGACCAGGCTAACTTCTTTTAAAGTTGCCTTAGTTACATATAAATAATCTTTAGTTTGCTTTGATCCGGTTACTTCTACGCCTACAGATAGGCCGTCTACAAGCTGTTCACTTGCAAGAATTAACGCATCAGAGCCTTGCATGCTTCCAGAAATTTTAAAGGATGCGTAAATACCGTCCTGTGCCATATTAAACTTTTGCATGCGGCCAATAGGCTTATCAGTATTATGTTGCATTAACATTTTAATTTTGCCAGGATCACCAATTGCAATTGAGTCTTTAGCAAATACGACAGGTCCGGCAGACGTATTACCCACCACCTCGTATGGCACAATTTTGCCAGCTATAACTCTACGCTCTGTATCAGAGCTTTCAATTGAACTATTGAAGGTTAGTAACATTACCACTCTCATTTCCATATGGGGTTAGATCTTCCATGCCTTTAGCTTGCTCTACATCGATTAAGCCAAGTTGTAACATTTTCTCTATTGCGGCAAGTCTTTGCATTGTGTCAGCACGTAAAAATGATTCTTCAACCGCAAATCTAACTTCATTACCTCTAACAGTAATATCATCCATGCTAAGGCGTGTCTCAATTGCACAAATAAACGGTTGTAGGGAATAAGCAACAAATTCTTTACGGCCATCAATAATATTCTGATAGGTCATGCTGTTATTCATGTCTGCACTAATCATGTATGCCGGCACGTTCATCGCTCTTGCAATTTGTGTTGCTAAATACTGCGATGCTTCGTTATACATCATGTCTTTAGGTGAATAACCAATAGTTTCATAAGATAGCGTGCTAGTTAGATAAGCAGTTGATCTAGCAGCTCTTGATGCTTTCCATGTTGCTAGTAATCCTTGTACATGATCTTCTGGCAAATCTGCGCCAGTATTTTTTAAGTATCCGGTAGCCATTGGAGTCTGTGCTGCTACGGCTGCGGCCTTTTCCAAATCTAATGCTGATTGGATTGTGCGACCGGCAGTTTGTAATACACCTTGATTTAATCCTTGAAATGTTACAAGTGAACCAACGCCGGACATTGGTAATGTAGTGCCGTCTAAATGATAATAAAGTACTTCTGTATTTCTATTATTAAATACTGGTGTAACTCTATTGTTATCTACCCATTCAAATCGTGCAGGACGTAGGTCATCGGAATATACCTCGGTAATTAACCAATAACTTACACCATAAAATATAAGGCTGTCGATTGTTGCAGATAACGTGACAGCTCTTGATTGACGGATATCAGGTTGCTCTAACCAAACTGGTGATCCTAATTCTTCTCCAGTTTTTTTATTGTAAAGTTCTAATGGCATATAACTAATTACATCTGCAATTAAGTTACGGCATCTTGCAACAGCTGGTACTTGCATAGCAAGGGATCTATCTATTGGCGAATAACCATAACCCGATCCAATACTGCCTGGGCCATAACCAAAACTCTGCATAACGGCAGGGGCGTATTGCGCTTTAACGGATTTGTTATTTGATGTAATTCCCAAAGCAGACAATAGACCCATATAGGTACTTTATACCATAAATGGGACATATGGTGCAAATTAGGCAAATATTTGCGCGGTGCGTTGCGGTTTATTTAATTGACTTACAACCATAGCAAGGCTAATAGCAGCTGTAACATCACCAGCCGATTTACGTCTAATTATGCGCCATCCGGCATCGCTGGTTTTAGCAGCGCAATTATTAAGATGTTGTACAAGTTCAGATTGACCGCTATGTAACATTCTTCCATTTGCCATAGAATCGGACAAATCTGAACACGCCTGGTAAAACGCTTGGCCGCTTATATCCGTTATTATCCAACCACTTTGCTCTAATTTAGTTGCAATTGATTGCGTGGCGTATTTGTCATAACAAATCATTGTTGGACGGTATTTACAAGCCCACTCGTTTATGTCACTTGCCATTTTTGTCTCATCAATTGCAATTTCACTAGACCATAACTGCGCAAGTCCTACCACAATTTTTCCGTCTTTTACTTGGCCCATAACGAGAGCTCCTGATCGCCTTGTCGGTGCAATATCAAATGCCATAATTGTTGCAGGTCCAACAGGGATTTCTAATGTGCTGTCGCTGCATGCTTCAATAGATCCATACACCCAAGGACTGACTGCGCTATCAACCCACTGGCATAACATTTCTGTACGGGTAGCTTCTATGCTGTTTGTGTTTACGCTTTCCTCAAGTGTTTGCTCTGTTATTAAATGTCCAAGTGCCGGATTTGCCATAGCCCATGCTTTACGATCAGTAATCTTGCAGTGCTGAGGTGCGCTGTATTCGTAATAACCTAAATTATCTGGTGGGTAAGATTTACAACGCTCTACTAAATCATTAAGCACGTTACTAAATCCATCACCAGCATTACTTGTCATTAGTGTCATGGCGTTAGGTCCGGCACGTGTTACCGGTAATGCAGCTGTATATGCCTCTTCTGTCCATTCACGTAACTCATCTATGTACAATAATCCATCAACTGACTTGCCTCTAGGAGCATCCCTAGTAGCTGCGGCTATTTCATAACGTGCGCCATTTTTTAAAGTTATAGATTCTTGGCCGTTAGCCAGGCGAATTTGTCTAACTTCTTTTAATAGAAACTCATTATCTTGTATTGTGTATGCAACTTGTCTAAATGTATCTAATGCCATATTTCGGTTAGATGACATGCCTAACACGTTCTTGCTACCCCATAAGAATAAATGGCTAAGGATTAACATGCGAGCTAAATGCGTTTTGCCGTTTTGTCGAGCCACTAAACATAGAGCTGTTTTTTTACGCCACATACCAGCATCATCAACAGTTAATAAATCATCCAGCACCCAGCGTTGCCATGGAATAAGCGGTAAACCTATTTTTACAGCTAGATCTGCAACTTCTTGTGCTTTAGATGCACCTTTTAATAATGGCGTGTGGATTCTAGGCTCAGTACTACCAATTAGCCCGACCCCTCGTTTAATCGGGATTACTTCTGCATCATTCTGCATTGACTTGCATCGATTCTGGTTTAACAAAGGGTGAGTCTGGAACGACCCGGACCGTATCGGAGAG